GGGGGGGGCAAGTGATGTTGCCAACGCCAACGGTTAGTGACACATTCACTAGCAATCTAAAATCTTCTCAGCAAAAAGAAGGTTCGATGCACTCGGTCACGCTGCCGCAAGCAGTTGAGCGACTAATTCCGCGTGACAACCTTGAGGTAAAATTAGAAGTGGATGGGCCGAAAACCAACTAACGACCCACCCACAACCGATAATCCGAGTATCGGCAAGTCCAGTTTACTGGCTACTGCCGAAGAATAGGCAGTAAAAATGAGCATTGAAGCCGTATCGCTCGTGCTAAACCACTCAAAAGCGCAAGGCCGCGCAAAACTAGTCCTAATCGGCATCGCCAACCATATGGGCGATCAAGGCGCATGGCCGTCAATCAGCACCCTAGCCAAATACGCTAATGCCTCCGAACGAAGCGTAAAACGCGACATTCAAGAGCTAATAGACCTTGGTGAACTAGAGGTGCAATTACAGGCCGCCCCGGTCAATTCGCAATACAAAACTAACCTTTATTGGATTTTGGTTGAACCGGCAGGGGTGACAACTCAGGTAAGCAGGGGTGACAACCTGGGTAATTCAGGGGTGACACCTGTTGGCACGCAAACCATCATTAAGAACCATCAAGAACCAAATAAGAGAGCGTCACGAATTCCTGAAGATTTTCAGGTGACTGATTCGATGCGCGAATGGGCTTTGAAAGAAGCCCTGGCGATTGACGTTGATGTGCAGACGGCTAACTTTATTGACTATTGGCAGTCGAAGTCTGGGAACGCTACAAAGTTGGATTGGGTTGCGACGTGGCGTACGTGGATGCGAAACGCTAGGCCGCCTATTGTGCCTAAATCTGGTGGGCGTGGTTATGATCGGGAAAAGGAAAACGCGGAACGCCGCGCTCGTCTACTAGCAGAAATGGAAGCAAATGAACAAGCTTGAGGTAAACCAACTGCTGGAATACGCACAGAACTTCGACAACCGGAAGATTACTGACGGGATGCTAACGGCTTGGGCTGAAGTGTTATCGGGTGTACCGTTTGAGATTGCCCGTGAATCGGTTGTGAAAGCGTTTCAGGCTGACGATGTGAAGTGGCTAGAACCTAAACACGTGTTCAGGTATGCGCGCCCGGCTATGGATCGTGCCAAAGCGTTAGCGCAGTCAGAAGCCGAAGCTGAAGAATCACGCCGCAACAAGGAAGCGTCAACACCGCCGCCGCTATGCAACCACGGTAAACGCCTCGTAGACTGTGGGCCATGCTGTAAATGGTTCGCTAAGAATCACGAAACACACCCCGTCACCGATATTCGTATGTGCCAAAAATGTTTAGATGTGATGCGAAACAAAAAAATTCCTGTCACTAACCGCCCATAGGCTAGATGATGTGCAAAAGATTATTTGTGAACGATGCGGCTACGTCTGGTATCAGCAGCGCGCACGTGAAATCTATTGCCAGTCGTGCCGGGCTAAACCAGCTAAAACGATCCGTGACGGATTTATTACCCCGTGTTTGCCGTGGCATGGCCCATTTGATGAACTTGACCGGCCTATCAACGGTAATGCTTTGTTTTATCCTGGTGTTCGTATGTGCCGTAATAGTGATTGTGTAGAACCGACTCATATTGTCGGTGCAGAAAGGTAGAGTACGTGTATGGCTATTATCGTTGAATTTACGGGTTATGTTCAGGAAACTAAGGTTTTCTCGTGGGGTGTTATCGCTAAGGTGACACACAACCAGGTTAAGAAGGGTGCTGACGGCAACTGGGAAACGGTCGGCTATGACCGCTTTGATGTAATCCTGCCGGATGGTGTGACTGTTCAGGCTAAGGATCGTGTAACGGTTGTTGGTCGTTTGAAGTCGAAGGAGTTTGACCGCAAGGATGGCAGCAAGGGTATGAGCCTTGAAGTCAAGGGTCTAAAGGTTGAGCTGGCTTCTAACACACGTAGCGAAACTCAGGCGTACAACATGGAACGCGCCGCAGATGTTGAACTGCCATTCTGATCTAACTTTTTTTGTTGGCGGCACGCCTATCCCACAAGGGTCTAAAAGGGCTTTTGTTCGGGGTGGGCGTGTTTCGCTTGTGGAGGCTAACCCTAAACTGCCTGTGTGGCGTACGGCCGTGAAGTTGGCGTGTCAACAGGCGATGTTGGATGTTCAAGCGTCACCTGGTCAAGATGTGCCGTTTGTGGTTGAGCTTGATTTTGTGTTGCCGCGCCCTAAAACGGTGAAGCGTGCTGTGCCGTCGGTGAAACCTGACGTAGACAAACTGATTCGCGCCGTATTGGATTCTGTAACTCACGCCGGGTTTTGGACTGGTGATGAACTGGTGGTGGAAGTGACGGCTAAGAAACGGTATGCGCCTACCGAATACGATGTGGGTGCGTGGATCAGGTTGCGACACGCCGAAAACAAATAGTTGCATTGACTTGACCTTTTGTGTCACTATAGACACATACCAGCAAACGACTGGTCAAAGGGAAAGGGAATGAAGATGCGTGACTTCTTCAAAGTTGTAGCGTTTTTCGCAGTCCTATTCGGTGTCATGTGTCTGCCTGATCTGGCAGTCAAGTATCTGCCTGAATGGGTTTTGTTTGTAATGATGGCCGGCACGTTTACCGGGCTTATCGCTGCGTTGGTTTGGGTGGTGAAGCAGATTGCTCAGGACTAAACGGCAGGAAACTGAACGCCTGGTGGCGGCTGCTCGTGAACGCAAGTCGGAGTACATGAAGGTTATTGCTTCGGGTAAGACGGCCACGATTATTTCGGCGGCTCACGCCTACCACGATGCGTTTGACGATTTGAAAGCGCACACGCGTTGGTCGTTGTCTAAGTTGTTTGATGTTGTGAACGAGGGGGCTGATTTCTAATGGGTTGGTTTAAGGCTAGGGCGCGTAAGAGCGATCCGGTTACGTCGGTTGAAGCTGCTGCTTCGGTGAAGAACATAACTGCTACGCAGGAGCGTGTGCTTTTTATTTTGTCTACGTTTGGCCCGGCGAATGATGAAGCGATTTTGGCTGAGTGGAACATGATGGGGCTGCCTGTTATTTCTGCTTCGGGGTTGCGTTCGCGTCGTAAAGAGCTGGTTTATGTTGGGCTGGTTGAGGATTCTGGGGCGCGTATCAAGATGGCTTCTGGCCGTAATTCAATTGTTTGGCAAGTAAAGAAAGGCAAGTAAATGAGTAATACACCTATTTGGGATGAAACCAGCACAAACCTGCTACTGCTACAAAAGTCTGCTTATGAGCGTGGCCGTATCGAAACCCGGTTGGCTATTGCCGACAAGCTGAAGGCTGCCACTAAGAAGCCGCCTGTTTATATTGTCAAACTGATCAAGGAACTAGAGTCAAATGCCTAGCCAGGATGTTGAGAAGTGGGCGGAACAAACCGAAAAGCTGGTCGTTGACGCTTTCCATCGTGGTATCGCGCTCGGCCGTCAAATGGCTGAACTGCGCCCAAAGGTTGTTATTGACGAACTGAAGGCGCAACTACCGGCAGAAAACCACGTGTTCCTAGACACGATACTGAAAAGGTTACAGGCATGACACCGGGCGAGGGTACACGCAACTTTTACCGTCAGCAAGGCTACCTACAGGCCGTGACCGTAACCACGTCACTTATTGAGTCGCGGCAATGCTTCGATTTCAAAACTAAAGGCAACTGTGATCACGGTGGCTGTTGGGCGTTGTATGAGTTGGCAAAAACTCTTGTCAAGGGAACTAACTAGGCTGGACTTATGGGATTTTTTGACGGCCTTACTATGCCACAACCTGCTAAACGTGACTGCTACCTGCTAACGAAAGCTAACCAGCTCGGTCTATCTGACGCAGACAAGAAACAATTGTTTGCGTTGGCTGACGATCTTGCGTGGTCGGCTTCTGCTTTGTGTGACGCTTTGAACCAGCGTGGTTTTGTTATTTCGCGTGGCGTTATTGACCGTCACCGTAAGCACGCTTGCCCGTGTTTCGATAAGGCGGCCTAATGTTTGACAATATGTTGCCTCCTGCCCCGAAGGTTGAACCGCCGAAGGGTTGGCGGCCAGCCGTTGAGTTGGATGGTGACGAGGGTTGGGCGGTCACGCCAGGTATTCCGGCAGACGATAAACCCGATTTCGACGCGTTCCTGCTTGATGCTGGGTTTGACCCGGCTGAGGTTGAGATTGTGGGTACGCCACGTACTTCGCGTTGGCAACGTTATGACGGGTCGTGGCTCACCTCGTATCGTTTCAACTTCCGTAAGCTCGGTACGGTCGTTGACCTGCCAGCGTTGCTGCAAGAAGTAAAGAAAACAAAGAAACCTAACCCTAAACCGGTCGTATCGGATAAGGCTTTGGTTGTGTTGGTTGCTGACTTGCAGATTGGTAAGGGCGATCATCGTGGCGGCACTAAGGAACTGGTTGAGCGTGTGTATGCGGCGTTTGACCGTGTAGAGGCACAGGTGAAGTCTGGCCGCTATGAGCAGGTGATTGTTGCTGATATGGGTGATGTGGTTGAGTCGTTTACTAATAAGGCGGATCAGCAGCAGACTTTCACTAATGACCTTTCGATTATGCAGCAGGTTGATTTGGCTACTAGCTTGCTGTGGGATTTGTTGAAGCGTGTTACGCGCCTGTGTGACAACGTGACCTATGCGACGATTGCCAGTAATCATTGTCAGTTTCGGTTGCAGAAACAAACGGTGGGCCGCCCTGGCGTAGACGATTGGGGTGTGGTTATAGCCCAACAGTTGGCACGTCTGACGCGTGAAGTAGGGTTGCCGGTTCGTGTGCTTGTACCTGAACCACATGACGAGTCGCTAGCGTTTGACGTGTTCGGTGACGGCTTCCATGTTCTCGGCTTGTGGCATGGACACCAAAGCGGCCGACCTGATCAAGTGCCTGAATGGTGGCGTAAACAGGCTTTCGGGCAGCAACCTGTAGCCGGGGCAACTATTGGGCTTACAGGTCACTTTCATCACTTGCGTGTACAGGAACTAGGGCAAGCCCCGAACGGTGGTTCGCGCTGGTGGATTCAAGCCCCAACCCTAGACAACGGTTCTAACTGGTGGCGGTTGAACGCTGGCGAGGATTCAACACCTGGTTTAGCGGTATTTGAATTGGAGCGCGGAAAACACTACGCTGGAACAGTATTCAAGCTGTAGCCAGCAAGAAAGGGAAAAATTGAAGGCTATAACCTGCGATCGTTGTGGTATCCAATTTGAAGTTAGCGACGATGCCTATACGCAACGCTTAACGCGTGGCGTTACTAATCCTGACTGGTGTTCGGATTGTCGCGGCTATAACCCGTCTACTGGTTGCCGTGGCTGGTCTGGTGATGTTGACGATAACTTTATGCCGTTGAAGAATGGCAAACCTTATTTGCCGGGTTTGCGTACTTGTGGTCGTGTTGATTGTGTTGTGAAAGCCCATATTGTTGGGCAGATTCCTGATCGGCTACCTGTTGGGGTGCGTGGTTGTAGCGTTGAGGGTTGCGAACGGCCTCATAATGCGCGCGGTAAGTGCATGATGCATTACAGGCAGGATCACCGTACAGGCTTTCTTCAGCGTCGCGATGCGGCGATTAGTGAGGCTTTACAGTTTTTTACGGATACGCCTACTAAGAATTATTGTGCTGTGCCGTTGTGTGGGCAAAAGTTTCACGCTAAAGGGTTGTGTTTTCAACATTACCGCGCTGCCGTGTCTGCTATTGAAAGGGTGGCTTAATGCCTGATTGTACGATGTGCCTGGATTGTTTCGGGCATGATAATGACACGGAGTATACGGCTGGGTTTCGTGCCGGGTCAGCTTTTGAGCGTGACCGCATTATCAAAGAACTTGAGGCAAACGAACACATTTGGCGTGAGCGTGTGGTGCTAGTAGCCCTCAAAGCACTTATCAAGGGAGAAACAAAACCGTTTATTACTGCTGCTCAAGTAGAGCAAATGGCTGATGAATTGTTGGAGGAATAGCAATGAGTGACAGGGTTCACCAGTTAGCTGAGGTATGGCGAAAAATGATTTCAACAGACCATCACAAACACAAAGACGGCTACTTTTTTATTAGTAAATCTTGGTCTTATGACCATTCCGCCAAATACCACGCCGAACATGACGCTTATATTGGTGAAGATTTGTTTGGGCCTTACAGGGATTCCTATGCTGAGGCCGAAGCAGACTTAATTGCACACATTATCAAGCAAATAAAAGAACAAGAACAATGGGCATTAGGTGTTATGTCAAGGCAGGAAGATGACCGTTGGTCTGAGCGTGAAGCCGAATGGATGTTAAAAGTAATTAGCGAAAACACCGAACTTATCAAGGGAGAGAACAATTGACCGCGCTTGACTTCTACTACGAGAAACGTGACTGCCCTGAATGTGTCGGCTATCAAAAAAACTGTGACCACTTTTGGGCTGGTCATGTTGTCGGCCGAGAGGTTGGCAGGTTACGCGAACAGGAACGCATTATCAAACTGTTAGAAGTCAACGATCACTACAGCGTAGATTGGCTAATCGAACTTATTAAGGGTGCTAATGAGTAAGCGACTCACCGCCTCGCCAGCAACCATAAACGAACTATTAGCGGTATCCCGCATGGTTGACCGCCGTAACCCACCCGAATACTGCGGCCTACCCAAATGCGCCCGCACCCGTGTCGGCCGTAACCTATGCCGCGCACACTATCTACAGTTATGGCGGTGGGCTAAAGAAACCGGTACAGACCTAAACCGCGACTATACGTTTACTGATCTACGTGGCTTGGAACGACCAGCTAGAGGTAACGCGTTGCGGTCTGCCGAATTGAATTGTGTTGTGTGTGGGTTGCGCGTGTATGCGCGAGGTTTCTGCCAACACCACTACAACGCCTGGTACAAAACCGTGCTACGCGGCAAGAAAGAAAAAGAAAACTAATGCCAACCTATGACTTTCGCTGTAACACCTGTGACGCTACTGCTACGGTCGCTACACGCCTAACAGAAACCTTAACTAGCCCGGTGTGTGTGAAGTGTGCGTTAGAGATGGTTCGTGTCTTCGGTGTGGGTGCTGTGACGTTTAAAGGAAATGGTTGGGGTAAAGACAAGTGAGGTTATGCGTCTGCCCTATCTGTGGCACAACAGCCAAAGCCACCTATCCGTACACCAGTTTCACCAGCCAACACCTACACCCGATACGCCGCTACCTCAAGGGCTTACGGTATGCCCGACACTATCAAGCATGGCTAACCGACTACTGGCAAACAATAGACCGATAGCCCTCGCCAAACAGCTACACAGTCAGCAGGGACTTCACTAACCGGAACGCAACCAAACCAGGTCACTAACCAAACGGCTACAGCCAGCCTACAAGACGAAAGAAAACAATGAAGTTTCGCCGACCCTGCCTAGACTGCGGCCAACTAGGCGAACCAGGCGAATCACGCTGCCCCACACACCAGCAACGTATAGACGGCCTAAACGCATTACGACGCGAACAAATAAAGAAACAGTCAGGGCAATACTCAGGCGGCTACCAACGTCTAGCCCGAATAATCCGTGCCACCGCACAAACCTGCCATTTGTGTGGTGAAGGGCCACGCTACGGCGATCCGTGGGAAGCCGACCACCTAAACCCCGGCACACCAGTCACTACACTCAGCGACCTCGCACCAGCACACCGATCGTGCAACGGTGCTAGAGGCAACAAACCCCTATAGACCCCCCTCCCCTTGATGCGGGGGGTGGGTGATTCACACAGCAGCACAACGAAGAACACCCCGACCGCACTATTCCGCGCCTAAGCAAGCTTCCCAAACGATTCGGTCGCGCTCGAAGTTTGGCGTTTATACTGGTCGTATGGATTTGAAACGCAGATGCCAGTTATGTGGTTTGCCTTTGGAGCCGGTATTGCGACCAGGCCAACGGGGTGGTAAGCAACGGTCGTATTGTTCTGTGTCTTGTAGGCGCAAAGCTGATTGGCTACGTAGGCGTGTGCTGAAACCTATGCGCTCAGCCGTGTGTGTTTGGTGTTCTAGGTCTTTTGAAACTAACCGCGATTCGACGCGTTTCTGTTCTACGGAATGTCGTAAGGCGGAAACGCTAAGGCATCTTGCCGATAAGTGGCGTGAGAATAATCCTCGCCCGGCTCAGTACGTTTATACCTGCGATTTTTGTAGTGGCGAGATTGTGCGCGATCGGCCGTTGGGTGGTTCACGCCGGTATCACGCTGATTGCGCGGTGGAGGCTAAACGCGCTCGGTATCGTAAAAAGACTGTGGCACGGCAGTCGGCTACGGTTCGGCCGTCGGGTGTTTCGTTGTTGGCTGTTGTTGAGCGTGATGGCTGGGCTTGTTGGCTATGTGGCGTTATGGTTGACCAGTCTGTGCCACGTACTAGCCGTATGGGGGCTACTGTGGATCACGTTGTGCCTTTATCTAAGGGTGGGTCTGACGAGCTTGAGAATTTGCGTTTGGCACATTGGATTTGTAATAACAAGAAGTCGGATAGTTTGGTGACTAATGCCTAATCCTGGTAAACCTGCTCACGTGAAGTCGTTGATTGGTGCGCGTGATGCTGTTACGCCAACGATTGTTACTGCTGCGCCTTTGGGTGATGTGCCTGAGCCTCCTCGCCGGTTGGAGGAGTCTGGGTTAGCGTTGTGGCGTGAGGCTTGGCAGCATGGCTGGCTATCGCGTGTTGCTGATATTACGGCGGTTTCGTTGTTGTGTGAGCGTTTGGATGAACGTGATTTGTTACGTGCTTACGTTTTAGATAATCCTGACGCTTGGCGTGAGCGTGCTTCGCTGCGTAAGTTAGAGGAACAGATTGAGGCTTCTTTGAAATCGTTGTTGTTGAATCCCGCTGAACGTATTAGGGCTGGTGTGGCTGAGGCTAAGGCACAGTCTAAGTTGGAGCAGTTGCTAGCGGCTAAGGCTGATCGTGGCTAGTTGGCCTCCTGCCTGGTTGGTTTCTGCTGACCCGGCGGAAGTGGCGCAGGGTGATGGCGCGTATGCGTCTGCGTTTGCTGAGTTGTTTGGCACTATCGGTAAGGATGGTGTTGCTGGTCGTGCTGGTGAGCCGTTGGTGTTGCGTGATTGGCAGAAGTCGCTACTTGACCAGTTGTATGCGCGTGACGTGTCTGGCGGTTATCGGTTTCAGACGGCCCTTATTGGTATGCCGCGTAAGAATGGTAAGTCTGCGCTAACTTCGGCCGCTGTTGCTCTATATAAGTTGTTTGGCGAGGGCGTGCAGGGTGGCGAAGTGATTGTGGCTGCTGCTGAAAAGGAACAGGCGCGTATTGTGTTTGGTGACGCGAAGCGCATGGTTGAGAGTAGTGAGCTGGCTGACCTTGCGACTATCTATAAAGATTCAATCTATGTGCCGTCTACGCAGTCGGTGTTGAAGGTTGTTTCTGCTGAAGCGTATTCGAAGGAAGGTGCGAACCCTCACGCGGTCATTCTTGACGAGTTGCACGCACACCAGTCGCGCGATCTGTTTGACGTGTTCAGCCTTGCTATGGGAAACCGTGGCAAAATAGCGCAACTTATTGCTATTACTACGGCCGGTGTGAAAACCGATATTACGGGGCAGGACTCTATTGCCTACCAGTTGTATCAGTACGGGCAGCGTGTGGCCCGTGGCGAAATAGATGATCCGAATTTCTTTATGGCGTGGTGGGAGGCGGCGCAAGAGGCTGACCATAAAGACCCGGCGGCGTGGGCTATCGCTAATCCTGGCTTTAATGATCTTGTGGCTGAGGCGGATTTTGTTTCGGCGGTTCGCCGTACGCCTGAAGCCGAGTTTCGTACTAAGCGTTTGAACCAATGGGTGAATACGCAAATGAGTTGGCTGCCTACTGGCACTTGGGAGGCTTTGGCTGTACCGCGTGACCTTGACCCCGAGGCCGAGTATGTTGTGGGCTTTGACGGGTCGTTTAGTGGCGATACGACGGTGTTGGTGGGTTGTTCTATTCCTAAGCCTGACGAGAAGCCGTACCTGTTTCTAATTCAGGCGTGGGAGCGGCCGCCTAGTGCCGATGATTCGTGGCGTGTTGAAATTCAAGAAGTTGAAGATGCTATTGCTAACTTTTGTGCCAGGTATCGGGTGCGTGAGGTTGTTTGTGACCCGTACCGCTGGCAAAGGTCTATGGAGGTACTAGCCGATAAGGGTATCCCTATCGTGGAGTATCCGACCACTAGCGCGCGACGTATGGTGTCTGCTTGCGCGAAATTCTATGACGCGGTAACTGAACAACGGCTAGAAACTGATGGTGACCCGTTGGTGACACGTCACTTTATGAACGCAGTAACGAAGTCCGATAATTTGGGCGTGCGTATTGTGAAAGAGAACCGTGCTTCTTCTCGCCGTATTGACGCTGCGGTTGCGGCCGTGGCGGCTTATGATAGGGCTAGCGGTAGACTTGAAACACAGGTTATTCCTGAATTCTTTTTCTAGGCAGGTTTATTCGTGGGACTATTTGACTTCCTGAAGCGTGAGGAACGCGCTATTTCTTTTCAAACCCTGTGGGGTTCGGGCGCGGAGTTGGAGCTTGGTACTCAGTCTGGCACGCTAATCAACAAACAAACAGCGTTTGAGATTGTTGCCTTCTTCTCGGCCGTATCGCTGATCAGCGACACTATCAGTACCCTGCCTGTAGACGCGTTTATCCGTATTGACGGCAACCGTAAACCGTACCGCCCTAAGCCAGCTTGGATTGACCAGCCTGACGTAGATATTTTCACGCGTTCCGGCCACTATCAGCAGGTGCTAGTTTCGTTGCTGGTTTCAGGTAATGCTTATGTGCGTGTTTATCGTGACCGCGCTGGCGATGTTGTAAACCTAGTTTGTTTGAACCCTGACAAGGTTGAAGTAAAGCGGTCTGGTTTGGGCCGAAAGATGTTTGTGGTTTCGGGCGAGGAAAAGCCGCTGACCGCTGAAGAAGTCATGCATTTGACTGACTTGCTTGAGCCGGGTGCGTTGACTGGTGTTAGCCGTGTTGAGAAGCTGCGTGACGCGCTCGGTGTTGCGTCTGCGTTGCAGTCGTATGCTGCCCGTTTCTTTGGTCAGGGTGCGACTACTGCTGGCATTATTGAGTATCCTGGCAACCTAACCCCTGATCAGGCGAAGAATCTGCGTGAGGGTTTTGATTCGGCGCACCGTGGTTTCCGTAAGGCTCACCGTACTGGCATCCTTTCGGGCGGTGCTACCTATAAGCAGACAACGGTAAACCCTACTGAGTCGCAGGCGCTTGAGTCGCGCCGGTTCGCGGTTGAAGAGATTGCGCGTGTGTTCAACATTCCGCTTTCGATGATGGGTATTCCTGGTACGCAGTCGTATGCCAGCGTGGAACAAAACGCTATCCAGTTTGTAACACATACGCTGCGCCCGTACATTGAGAAGCTTGAGGCCGCCTATAGCCGTCTGCTGCCTAATACGGCGTTTATCAAATTCAACATTGACGGCCTGTTGCGTGGTGACTTTAACAGCCGTGTTACCGCTTACGCGTCTGCGTTGCAGACTGGTTGGATGAGCGTGAACGATATTCGCCGTATTGAAGACCTTACGCCTGTTGACGGTGGCGATCAGTATCGTGTACCGCTAGCAAACGTGAACCTATCTGCAGCTGGTTTGGCTGAGGAGCAAAGCAAGGTTGAGATGGCTGGCCAGTTGATTAGAGCTGGCTTTGACCCTACTGACGTGCTAGCAAAGCTCGGGTTGCCTGAGATTATGCATGACGGCGGTGTGCCGGTCACGCTACAGTCTATGGCTGTTATTGACCCTACTAACCCTGTTCAGCCGGGTCAGGCAGGGGCGTAACGCTTGGCTTTGTCACAAACTGTTTATTCGGTTGGTACGGCTACACAGACGGTTGTAGCACCTACTAACGATTTCGCTGAATATGTGTTGAAGAATATTCAACCGGCTAATTCTTCCGAGTATGCACGTGACGGCCATATTTATTTGTTGGCTGCTAAGTTTTCTGTGACTGCTGGGGCTGCAACGTCATTTAGCGTTATGACCGGCCCTTATGGGGCGCAACTAGATTTTTACGAAATTGTTTCTGACGTTTCTTCTATTTACGCGCAACTAATTGAGGGTGCTACGGTCGTTACTACGGGTAGCCCTATCGCCGCCTACAACTTGAACCGTAATGTAAGCGACTCGCACGCCGCCGTACTTAAGGCAACTACAAGCGTTACGGGTGGCACGGTTATTTCTGCCGAACTTGCTACCGCAACTAACCAGGCTGGCGGTGCGATCAGCAGCAATAAGGTACACACTTTAGAAGCCAACACCGAATACGTTATGAAGTTTGAGAATGTGGGCAATCAGACCACTAACGTTTTCTTCCAGCTTGGGTTTAGTGAACAATACAACGGTTTTAATAGTGTCTGGTTGGGTACGCCTGACGCTTCGTTTGTGTTGCGTGCCGGGGAAGAATTGAAGTTGACGTTGCCACCTAACGCGACGATTAACGCAACCGCAAAACACGACGGCTGCAAGTTGGCTGTTATTAGGCAGGAGTAGAGATGCCGTATTTCATTACTGATAAGGCCGCTGACTGTTCGGGTTGGGCTGTTGTTGACGATGCTGGCGAAGCGTACGGTTGTCACACCACTAAGCAGGATGCTATAGATCAGGCGGTGGCGATTAGCCTTAACGATGATGAACCGTTTGAGGGTGAGCGTGCTGCGGTTGATTCGCTAGCGGTTGGCGATTATGTTTCATGGAATGTACTTGACCCTGAAATTTTGGCTGAGGTTATTGCGGTTGAAGGCCAGTACGCTATCTTGCGTTTATACGATTACGAAGATGGCGTGTTTGAGCCGACCGATAAGCTCATGGTTCTCAACATTTTCAAACTTGAAAAGGTGACGCGACCTGAAATGGTTGTGGAAGACGAAAAGTATGAGCCGTTGCCTGTAGTTGAGCCGGTCGTTGAACCTGTACTTGATCCTGTAGACGATTCACGTGCTATCAACCAGGAAGCCCCTGCGTATATGCGTGCTGCTGCACGTCGCGGTCTGGAGTATTACGAGCAGGGTCTAGGCGGTGATGGTTTGGTGGAGCAGACTATTCGCGAAGCTCGTGAGATGGCTGACGGCCGAATTTCTGACGATAAGTGGGTGCGTATCGCTGCTTGGATTGCTAGACACCTAGACGATTTGGATTCGCCTGACGCTAACCCTGAGTCTGACGGCTACCCTTCTGCTGGTGTTGTTGCTCACCTGCTTTGGGGTTCTGGGCCGTCTAAGCGTGCCGCTGAACGTACTTTAGCGTTTGCTGTAGGCGTGGTTGATAGAATTAGGGAAGAAGAAAGTAAGGCTATGACAACTACTACTGAAGCACGCGATAAGTGGCTTAGTGTCGCTTGGGCTATCAAGTCGCGCCTTGACGGTGGTGAAGCCCGTTCGGTTGGCGGTATTGAAACTCGCCGCAACCATATCACGCTAGAAGTGCGTGAGGGTTCTGACGGTATGACCTTTGAGGGTTATGCTGCCGTGTTTAATAGCCCTAGTGAGCCGTTGCCGTTTACTGAGGTTATTGCGCCGGGTGCGTTTAAACGGTCGTTGCAGGGGCGGCATCGCATGATGCTGCTATGGAATCATGACGCTAGCCAGCCACTTGCTAGCAACCGTAACGGATCGCTACGCATGACTGAAGACGCGTACGGGCTAAAGGTTGAAGCAACGTTGCCTAACACGCAGTTGGGCCGCGATATTGCTGAGATGGTGCGTACTAATCTAATTGACGCTATGAGCTTTGGCTTCCAGGTGAAAAAGGATTCGTGGAGCGCAGACGGTTCGACCCGTACCCTTCACGAGGTGGCTATTCACGAAACGTCGCTAGTTTCGTTCCCTGCTTATGAGGGTACTGCCGGTAGCGTTTCGGTACGTTCGATTGACGCAGACGTGCTAGCCGACGGTCTACTGCGTTTGGAGTCGGGCGAGGAACTTTCAGCAGATCAGGCAGCAACCATTAAGGAAGTTGTTGACAAGCTGGCCGCTACCGAGGAAGTACAGGCAGTTGACGGTGACGTGCTAGCGTTGAAGAAGAAGAAACTAGACCTACTTTTGAAGGGTATGTAATGGCTACTAAAGATGAGATTGCTACCGCGATTGCGGTTGTGACCGAGGTTGCTGGTGCGCCTGAGTCGGGTGCTATTGCTGACCTGATCAAGTTGCTTAAGGATTCGGCTGACGCGCCCAAAGAAGTGCGTGTGATTGAGCCGAAAGAAAAACGCTAATTCCCTAAGCGTTAGCCCGGCAGGTTTTTCCCCCTTTCCCCTGCCGGGTTTTTCTTTACCCGAAATCGTGTGTCACCACGCCTAGTAAAATTAGGGTATGGTTCGGCGTGTTCGCGGCCTGTATCTGTTCAGCGTGTTCGCGGCAGGATAACTATTCAAAATCTATTTAAGGAAACTACTTTGTCTGAATTTGTAAAGATTCAGTCGGAGGCACGTGCAAACCTTATTGCTCAGATGCGTGACGTTATTGACACCGCTGAAGCAGAGAAGCGCGGCCTTACCGCTGAAGACACCCAGAAGATTGAGCGTATCGAAGCTGACATTGAGCAGCGCGACAACGCTATCGCTACCGCCCAGAAGGTTGCCGAGCGTGAGGCTCGTGCTGCTGAGGCTGCTGGTTCGTTCGTACCTGCTGCTGAGATGAAGACCGGGGACGCTGACCTGCTCCGCGCTATCGCTCGTGGCGAGGTTCGTGGTCACGAGTTTGCTCGTGAGTCGCGTGCCGCCCTCGTTCCTTCGTCGAACACCGTTGGCCAGTCGTTCTACGACCAGGTATTCGGTGTAGCACGTCTGATTGGCCCAATGCTGAACACCTCGGAGATCATTTCGACCGCTTCGGGCGAAACCCTCGTTCTGCCTACCACCACCGCCTATTCGACTGCTGCCGCTGTTTCGGCTGGTTCGGCTATCTCGGAAAGCAACCCGACCTTCAGCAGCCTTTCGCTGGGCGCTTTCAAGATCGGTGCGCTGGTTTCGATTTCGAACGAGCTTATTGCTGACGCTGGCTTCGACATTTCGGCCTACATTGCGCAGCAGCTTGGTGAGTCGCTTGGCTACCAGGCTAACTCGCTGCTGACTGTTGGTACTGGTACTGTTCAGCCAAACGGTATCGCTAACTCGGCTGGTTCGGTTGTAACTGGTGGAACTGGCGTTTCGGGTGCGTTCACTTACGAGAACCTGATTGACCTTGTTTACGGCATCGCTGACGGCGCACGTGTTCTTCCTGGTCTGGGCTTCCAGATGAGCAAGACCGGTATTGCTACCGCTCGTAAGCTCAAGGATGGTGCAGGTAACTACATCTGGACTAACTCGGCCGTTGACGGTCAGCCTGGTTCGCTTCTTGGCTACAACGTTTACGAGAACCCTGCTGTTGCTGCTGTTGCTACTGGCGCAAAGTCGGTTCTGTTCGGCCACCTGCCATCGTACAAGGTTCGCCTTGCTGGTGGCCTTCAGGTCGCACAGTCGGCAGATTACGCTTTCGACACCGACGTAACCACCTTCCGCGGTACTCTCCGCCTCGACGGTGGCCTAACCCACGCAACCCACGTGGGCTACTTTAAGGGAGCTGCTAGCTAACCCTTAGCAAGACCGGAAACCCCTCGGAGTGCGTAGGCTTCGGGGGGTTTCCTCTTTCTGCGACACGCCAAAAAAGTTTTGTAAAAGTGTTGACGTGATCCGCGAAAGTGTGTCATAATAAATACACGGCAAGGGAAAAGCCGGGAAAGAAAAGGGAAAAAATGTTCTTCAAGACCGAAACTGTTTTCAAGGTTCTAGCAACTCAGGCAGCTGCTGAAAAGTATGTGGCACGCTGGTTCGCTAACGGTGGCGTTCGTATCGAAGCCATCAACGGAAAGTTTTTCGTAGTGGCATAAGGCTTACCCTTTCCCCCTTTTTGGGTGAGGCAAAAACCCCGGCACAAACCCCCTGTGTCGGGGTTTTCTGCTATCGTGAAACCATGAAACCTACGCTAAACGGTATTTTCACGGTCTGGTCTAATTCGCCTGGTTCGCCTACCGGCTATGGTGAGCAAGCGAAACTTCTTGTTGATCGTCTAGCGCGTGACGCTAAAGGTGTTGCCGCTATCTCTAACTATGGGCTTGAAGGCAACGTTGGGGAATACAAAACCCCGTATGGTGTTGTGCCGCATTATCCGCGTGGCCTTGACCCTTATTCGCAGGATGTTGGCCCTATGCATCATGCCCACTTCGTTAGCCAACACAAGAAAACCCCTAACGCCATGATTGGCCTTTATGATTCGTGGGTTATCAAGGGTTCAGCTTGGGATAAGTTGAATTTGGGTTGGTGGACTCCACTAGACCATATTTCGTTACCGCCGTTGGTAGAAAAGTTTTTGCGCCGTAAGAATGTGACCCCTATCGCTATGGCGAAGCATGGCGTTGAGCAAATGAACGCTAAGGGTATTGAGTGTGAGTATGTGCCTCACGGCATTGACACCAAGATTTTCAAACCGACTATGGATATTCAGGGCATGAATATTCGCGACTATATGGGTACGAAAGATAATTTCGTGGTGGGTATGGTTGCCGCGAATAAGGCTTCGGGATTGTTGCACCGTAAGGCGTTTAGCGAAAATATTTTGGCGTTTAGTATTTTCTGGAAGAAGCACCCGGAAGCGCGCCTGTATTTGCACACCGATCCTTTGGGGTCGGCGCAGGGCTGGAATCTGTTGACGTTGATTGAGTCGCTGGGTATCCCTAAAGATGTGGTTTTGTTTCCGCCGTTTGTTGACTACAAGTATGGGATTGCTCAGCAGGATTTGGCTGCGTTCTATTCGGGTATTGACGTGCTGTTAGCGGCCGGTTATGGCGAGGGTTTTGGTGTGCCTACGGTTGAAGCTCAGGCGTGTGGTACGCGTGTTATTGGCTCTTCGTGGGCGGCTACTAAGGATTTGGTTGCTGATGATGGTTGGCTGGTTGAGGGGCAACCTACGTGGGATGCTGGGCAGAACGCTTGGTGGTCTACGCCGCTTGTGCCGTCTATTGTGTCGGCGTTAGAGGAGGCGTTTGCTGTGGGTATTTCGCGTTCTAAGGTGGCGCAGGATTTTGCGGCTGGCTTTGATGCTGACCTGGTGTGGGAACGTGACTGGCTGCCTGTGTTGGGCCGTCTGCTTGAGAAGTCCAAGTGATTCCCGTATTAGGGTTCGCTACCCTCACAAAGTTTGATTTGGCTGACCGCCTGTTAGCGTCTATAGATTATCCGGTGCAACACCTGGTTATCGTGAATAACAGCGGTAAGAGAAGCTGGACTCCGACTAAACCTGATCTGGTTGAAAACCTTTGGCATATTGAAGTACCGTATGGCCTCGGTTTGGTTGGCGCATGGAATCTAATTATCAAGTCAACGCCGTACGCACCATATTGGGTTTTGGTGAATGACGATGCGTGGTTTGAGCCGGGTGCGTTAGCGACGATTGCGGCCGAGGTGGATACTGACGCACTCAATTTCCTAAAGTGTTCGCCTGAATGGTCTGCGCCGGTATTTGGGCAGGGCATGGTTGAAAAGGTGGGGTTGTATGACGAACGTTTTTACCCTCTCTATTTTGACGATAACGACTTAGAGCGACGTGTTGAACGGGCTGACGTGCCTATTAAACGGTTGTCTGCGGTTGTTCACCACAACAATTCAAGTACGTTGGCTAGTGGCTTCCAGGAGGCTAATAACCGTACGTATGTGGCAAACATGAACCTACATAATCAGAAGATAAACACGAATGACTTTTCGCAGGGTGAATGGTCGTTGAAGATCAGGAGGGCTAACCGTTGGGACTAGTTGTGTACACCGGTGGCACGTTTGACCTGTACCACGAGGGCCACGCTGCGTTTCTTGAACGATGCGCCCAATTCGGGCGGGTTTTTGTTTCGTTGAATACTGACGAATTTATTTCCTCCTATAAGGGGCGGCCGCCGGTCATGACGTATCGTGAACGCGAGGCCGTGTTGCGGTCGTGTCGTTGGGTTGCTGATGTTGTACCTAACCGGGGTGGCGCAGATTCGACGATTTCGATTGAGGATGTAGCTCCTGATTTGATTGTGGTTGGTTCGGATTGGGCGCGGCGCGACTATTACGCGCAGATGGGCTTTGACCAGGATTGGCTTGACGCGCGTGGTATTGGTTTAATGTATTTGCCGTATACGCAGGGGATCAGTACGACCGACATTAAAACGCGTATGCGCTTCGGGGTAAACTAGAAGCATGGCAATTACTAACGGTTACGCGACTCTTGCGGAAGTGAAAGCTGCGCTACGTATTGGCGATAGCGTTGACGATTCACTATTAGAGATGGCGATTGAATCAGCTAGCCGCCTGATTGACGGCTACACTAACCGTTCGTTCTATAACGCTGGTACTGCTACGCGTTATTTTGTGGCACAGTCTGACCTGTATTCGCCGCTTGATGATGCGGTCAGCATTAGCTCGGTTGAAACTTCTAGCAACCTTGACGGCACTTATGACGTGACGTGGGCTACGACCGATTACCAGACTGAGCCGCTGAATGGGATTGTTGACGGGCTTTCGTGGCCTATTAACGCGTTGCGTGCTATTGAAAACTATGTGTTCCCGGTTGCTTACGGTCAGGCTGGTGTAAAGGTTACTGGCGTTTGGGGTTGGTCGGCTGTACCTATCACGGTGAAACAGGCTTGTATCATTCAGGCTAGCCGTATCTTTAAACGCCTTGACTCGCCGCTAGGTGTTTTGTCTGCCCCTGATCTTGGTTTTATTCGTGTCGGGTCACGCCTTGACCCGGATGTGGCGCAACTGGTTGACCCATATAAAAAGGTGTTGATGGCGTAGTGGCTAGCATTACGGCTATTCGTACTGGTATTGCCACTAACCTGGCTACCATTAGCGGTTTGCGTACTGCGTCTACGATTCCTGACAACGTTAATCCGCCGTACGCTATCGTGATCCCTAACGGCGTTGACTACCATAAGGCGTTTGCTAACGGGCTGAATACTTATACGTTTACGGTGACGGTTGTTGTCGGGCGTGTATCTGAGCGTACTGCTCAAAACCTTCTTGATTCGTATTGTTCCCCTACTGGGTCTGCCAGTATCAAGGGTGCGATAGAATCAGATAGGACACTTTCAGGCACAGCGTTTGATTGTGTTGTTACCGGCATGAGAAACTACGGCTCTACGGTGATTGGCGAAAATACCTATTTGGCTGCCGAATTTGATTTGGTTGTCCAAGCTAACTAATAAGGAAAACAAATGGCAAAGTATGTTGCTACTGATCACAAGATCACTATTAACGGAACTGACTTTTCTTCTTCGCTTCAGTCGGTAGACCTTACCGTTTCGGCTGACGAGGTTGAAACTACCGCGTTCGGTGGCGCATGGCGTACCCGTACTGCTGGTCTGAAGTCGGGTTCGGTCACTCTTAACTTCTTCCAGGACTTTGGCGCAAGCTCGGTTGACGCAACCCTTTCGGGCCTGTTCGGCTCGAACGCTACTGTTGTTGTCACCCCTACCAGCACCGCTGTTTCAAGCACTAACCCTTCGTGGTCGGGTGTGTTCCTGGTTTCGCAGTACCAGCCTTTTGCTGCTTCGGTTGGCGATATCGCTACCCTTAGCGTCACTTGGCCTTCGGCTGGCACTATCAGCCGCGCCACCGCCTAAACAAAATAACAAGAAAGTAAACAAATGAAGATCAGCCTACGCATTGACTTCGCCGACGGAAGCACGAAAGACGTGGTGTGTTCAGCACCGGATTTCGTTGCTTTTGAAGATCGTTTCAATCTGTCTATTACTCGTCTTGATAAAGAGATGAAGTTTACGCACCTGCTGTTTTTGGGTTGGACTGCTTCGCACCGCATGAAGGCTACGGCCCTTGACTTTGAGTCGTGGGTTGACACCGTTGATTCTGTTGGTGCTACCGGTAGCCCAAAATAGAGGGTCTGGGCGATAGTAGCCATCATTGGTATATCGCCTGGTTAGCTTGTGAAACTGGTATTGCTCCTAGTGTGCTGTTGGCTGAGTCTGACCGTATGTTGTGGACTATGGGCCGGTATCTGATTTCCAAGAATCAGCCAAATAGGTAAGTGAAAACCCCCGGTCGTTTGACTCGGGGGTTTTCCTTTTGCCGTGTTAGGCGGTGATTGTGTTGAAGCCGTTGAGCTTGAAGTTGCCGTGTGCGATGATCTGGAACATGGCGAGGTCAATAGCCTTTTGCACTTCGGCTTCGGTGCGGCTGGTGTGTGCCAAATAATATTCTGCCCAGTCGCTGTTTTGAATCATGTTGTAGGCGATACCGACTACTAGACGCTGCCAGGTTGGGTTTGCGTGTGGAATGTTGCCGTTTTCGATTGCATAGCAGACGGCTTCCATAGCGTATACGTCGGTGAGTGTGTCTGCTAGGTCGTAGTGGACTGATCCAATTTCTGCCCAGATACGCTTTTCGGGGTTGCTGGTGAAGTTGCTGTTTACGTATTCGGCAACAATTTCCTGATAGGTAATGTCTAGGTCTGACATTGAGGTGATGGTTGACATGGTTTCCCTTTTCTGCCGTTTTCCCTTCGGCTGTTTCAGTATGGCATAAACACGGTTGGCTAGTCAATTCTTTTTTTGGCGTGTTGCGTGGTTGGTAGACTTGTAGGCATGGCCGGTTTGAATCTGATTATCCCTAAGTTTTTGGGGTCGTTGGGTCGTGCTGGTGTAAGTGCTGGTGATTATTCGGTGGCGGATATCCGTAATTTGCAACGTGCGCTGAAGGCTATTGACCCTAAGTTGCGTACTCAGTTGTTGCGTGAGGCGAAAGCCCCTGCGAAACCTGTGCAGTCTGCTATCAAGTCGGCTATTCCTGCGGTTGCTCCGTTGTCTGGTATGACGCAGGGGCGTTTGGCGTGGTCTGGTTCGGTTGACGCTAAGGGCCGTAGTCATAACCCTAAAGATGTGAAGATTCAGTTTCGTACGTCTTCTAGCGGTAAGAGCCTTACGACTAGCTTGGTGCGTGTTCGTGTGGCTAGCCCGGCGGTTGTTATGGCTGACATGGCTGGTAAGTCTGGTCGGTTTATTGACGCTGGCTATAAGGGGTCTGGTCGTACACGTGAATATAACTGGAAGGGTGGCCGTCGTACGCACCGTTTGAACGGTCAGGGTAGTGCGATGATCCGTGGCATAGGTGGTTCGCCGTCGCGTTTTGTTTGGCCAGCTGCGGAACGTTCGATTCCTGCGGCTCGTGCTGCGGTTGATCAGGTACTTACTAAGTTTGCTCGTATGGTTAATCAGAAAGGCCTCTAATGGCTGGCAGTATCCTTCTACCGATTAAAGCCCTATTTGATGATAAGGGGCTGAAAGATGCCCAAAAAGGCTTTGCTTCTATGGGCAAGGGGCTTAAGGCTACGTTGGCTACGGTCGGTGTCGGTCTAGGGCTAAATGCGATTGTTGACGGTTTCACTAACGCGGCTAAGGCGGCTGCTGAAGATAACAAGTCGCAGGAACTTCTTGCTGCTCAGATTCGTAATTCGACGAGCGCAACCATTGACCAAATTGCTGCTAGCAAAATGTTTGTGGATTCTTTGTCGCTACAGACTGGAATTGTTGACGATGAACTGCGCCCGGCTCTAACTAACCTGGTTCGCGCTACTGGTGATCTTGGTAAGGCGCAAACGCTGTTGGCGTTGTCTACTGATATTGCTGCTGGTACTGGCCGTGATTTGGGTACGGTTACTAATGCGGTTTCTAAGGCTGCTAATGGTAATCGTACGGCTCTTGACAAGCTTGTGCCGTCGCTCAAAAAGTCTAGCGATTGGGCTGGTGCTGCCGCCCTACAGTTTAAGGGCATGGGCGAGGCTGCCGGTAATGCTAACCCGTTTGCTAAGTTGACTGTTATTTTTCAGCAGTTGCAGGAGCAGGTTGGCTATGCGCTGTTGCCTTACCTTCAGCAACTTACCGAATACCTGACTTCGACTGAGGGCCAACAGCAGCTTCAAGAGTTGGTTTCTGTTTTTGTGAATTTGGCTGTTGCTATTGCGAATGTGGTTTCGTGGCTGATACAGAACCATAGTTGGATCGGTGCGCTGGTTACGGCTATTGGTGTGGCGGTTGCGGCGTGGGGTGTCTATTCGGCGGCTATGGCTGTTATGACGTTTGCTACGGGTACGGCTACTGCTGCGGTTAACGCTTTGAAGTCTGCGCTGATTTCGACTGGTGTCGGTGCGGTGCTGGTTATTTTGGGTTCGGTTGTTTCGGGCATTATGAGTATTGGCTCGGCGGCTGATACTGCGACTGGTCAGGTTGCTGGTTTGGCTCAGGCTACTGCTGGTGTTGGTATCAACCAGGGCGATATTTACGGTAATAAGCCGTGGGTGACTAGTGCTGGCTTGGGAACGCTTACAAATGTGCAGACCAAACCGGGTACGACTACCGATTATTTCGATGCGAAAACTAACACTTGGTGGACTTACACCTATTTGGGTGGCGGCAAGTGGTCTAAGAAGAAGATTACTTTTGGCGGCGATATTTCTACTGCGCCTAAAACTCCTGCTGGTGAAACGGCTGCTGAAAAGGCGGCTAAGGCCGCTGCTGAACTAGCGAAGAAGAATAAAGAAGCGTACGCGAAGATTATTGCTAGCGAAAACGAAATTCGTGACGCGATGCTACAGTCCGCTATTGACAGCCGTGCCGCGATTCTGTCTATGCGTGAAGATTTTGCTTCGGTGCTGGAGGATGTTAAGCCGTTGCCAAAGGCGGCCGCGGTTGTTGGCGAGTTTGAGCAGCAGGTTGTTGATTCTTTCCAGGCTATTGAGGATCAGATTGCTTCTTCGTTGGCTGACGGTACGTTGCTACAGGATGCGGCCGACAACCTGCGTAAGTATGCTGCGGCTGAAAAGGCTACGTTGGCTGGTATTGCCCGGCAGCGTGACGTTATTGCTAAGAAGCTGGATATTGCTAAAACGATTAGCGCGGATGTGTTGTCGTTTGGCAACATTAACGACTTGCTGGATCAGCAGACTAATACGGTTACGGAAACGTTTACTCGTATGGTTGACGGTATTCAGGTTGCGACTACACGTAGTTTTGAGCAGGTCACTTCTGGCGGTCTAGTAGACAACTTCAAAAAGGTTATTGAGAAAACTAAGGCTTACGCTAAAAACCTTATTGAGTTGAAGCGTCTGGGTTTGAATGGGCAACTGTTTAAGCAGATTGTTGATGCTGGCGTGGATGCTGGTGGCGCAACTGCTCAGGCGATTGTTGCTGGTGGCGCGTCGCAGGTTACTGAACTTAACGCGCTGTTTGGTGAACTAAACGATTTGGGCGGCAAGGTTGCGGCTGAGTCTACTGATGTTATGTATGCGGCTGGCGAAGATGTGATGAACAGCTTTATTCAGTCGTTGCTTGATCAGGATGCTGCGCTTCAGGCAACCGCTATTACGTTGGCTGAGTCGTTTGCTAATGCTTTCCGTAATAAGTTGGTTAGCCTTGCGCCTCTAATGAAGTTGCCTATGGAAACGTCACAGATTGCTCTTAGTGACGCGTTGACGGGTTATGTGTCTGACGAGTTGGGTCGTTCGTTTACTGGCCCTTACAACTATTACGGGCAGCAGATGGTTGGCGGCCTGGGTGCGAACTACAACATTACGATTAACGCTGGTGCGATTACTGAAAAGGCTTCGCTTCCTGGTTTGATTGTTGATGCTCTTGCTACTTACACACGTCAGTCTGGTTCGGGTGCTTTGAATAGGGTTCTAAATATCGCATGATTACAGAATTAGTTGAGATTGGTTTTGACCTTACCGCTAACAATAGCGGCCCGTTTCTGACGCTTGATGATCCTGTGGCTGGTCGGTTGGACGATCCTGACTGGACTTTGGGCGGCGAGATTTTTTATGACGTTACTGACCGGGTGCGTTCGTGGTCTAGTAATCGTGGTAAGTCGCGTGCGTTGGATGCGTTTAACGCCGGTAATGCGTCTATTGTGTTAGACAATAACACGCGTGATTTTGACCCTACGTATGCGGCTAGCCCGTTTTATGGGCAGATTATTCCTAAACGCCAGATTCGTATTTCGTCTAATGGTGTTGTGCAGTTTTATGGGTTGATTGACGATTGGAATTTGGATTATGCGCCTCAAGGGGATTCTACTGCTGGTGTTGTATGTAGTGATGGCTTTGCCCAGCTTGCTAACCAGACGTTAACGGGGGCTACGGCTACTAGCCAGCTTTCGGGTGCGCGCGTTAACGCAATTTTGGATAGTGCTGACGTGAATTGGCCTAGCGATAAGCGTGCGGTTGATTCGGGTGAGGTGCTTCTTGGGGCTGACCTTATTCCTGATAACGGTAATGCGCTCACTTATTTGCAGTTGGTTGAAGCGTCGGAGGGTGGCCGCCTGTTCATTAGTAAGGCTGGCAACCTTGTGTTCAAGGATCAGAATGGCGTTCAGCCTGACGGTTCTAGTATTGTGACGTTTGCTGATGATGGTAGCGGCGTGAAATATACGGGTATGCAGGTCGTTTATGGGTCTGAGCTGCTGTATAACCAGGCTGTTGTTTCGCGTGTTGGTGGGTCTACTACGACCGCTAATGATACGGATAGTCAACAGGCGTACGGTATCTACACAATCACGAAGACCGATCTGCTGATGGCTTCTGATGCTGACGTGGATGCGTTGGCTGTGTCGCTGGTCAAACAGTACAGCGAACCTGAGTTTCGTTTTGAGGCGTTGACGGTTGACCTGAACCAGATTACTGGCCCACAGCAGACGGCGGTTTTGGGGCTTGAAATTGGTGACGTTGCGCTGATCAAGTTTACGCCGAACAACATTAGCCCGGCTATTGAAAAGTATGTTGAGGTTTTGGGTGTTGCTCAATCGTCTGACCCTAATCGGCGTACGGTGACTTTGAACTTTGGAACACTTGACTACATTTCGTTTATTTTGGATGACGTGGCCTTTGGTAAACTTGACTCAGCCACTCTTGGCTAAATAAGGAGCTTTTGTTATGGCTGGTTTGGGTCGTAAGGTTTGGACTGCCGGTGATGTGTTGTCGGCGGCTAACTTGAATGGTTATGTGGCTGATCAGGTTGTGCAGGTTTATGCTGGTACGGCGGCGCGTGGCACGGTTTTGAATGGGTCTGCTACTGAGGGTATGGTTACTTACCTGAGTGACTATAACTTGCTAGATGTGTATACCGGCAGCACGACCACTATGGGTTTGAATTATCGTACGGTTACTAGCATGACTGCTACCGCGTATACGGCTACTGTGGCTGACGCTAATAGCCTTATTTTTGCTAGTAATGCTTCGGCGCAGACGATTACTATTCCTGACGTGTTTGCTATCGGTCAGGGTTTTGAGGTTATTCGTGAGGGTGCTGGCACGGTTATCCTGGCGGCTGGTACTGGTTCGACTTCGTGGGCTGGTGCTGGTACTGCTGGTACTGCGGTGACGTTTAAGGTTGATCAGCAGTATAACGGCGCGCAGGTTATTAAGACTGCTGCTAATTCGTATCGTGTGATTGGTAAGGTCACGGCTTAGTATGCCTTTTAGTTTGGGCTTTTGGGCGGCCGCCGGGGCTGGCGGTGCTGCCGCTGGTACAGATATGGAACTAATTAGCACAACCTTGCTAACTGGTGATACTTCTAGCGTCACTTTCAGCTCTATCGTCGGCACTTACAAACACCTACAAATTCGTATGGTTACGCGTACGAATGAGGGTAGCGCAACGTATAGCGATTCTGGCCTTATGGAATTTAACAGCGATACCACTAACGGCAATTACGCTGGCCACTTCTTGACGAGTAGTGGTGGAACACCTAGCTCGGGTACAACAGCGTTCAAAATTGGCACACTTCGTAATTTAGCGACGGCCCTAAATACAGGATCAGCTTTCGCGGCTCACATTATTGACATTCCAGACTATGCCGCCTCAACCAAATACAAAACTGGCCGCGTGCTATCTGGTATGCACAACAATACATATTCCTCTTACGGCAATAGTTTGACTTCTATTCTTTGGATGAATACCGCTGCTATCACTAGCGTTACGCTCAAGCCAAATAGCGGCGTTAGCTGGTCTGGCGGTAGCCGTTTCTCACTTTATGGAATTAAGGGTTAGATATGGCTTCAGCACTTACAGCCCTGGCAAATACGACACTTGCTTCTACTGCTGCTTCGGTCACTTTTTCAAGCATTAGCGGCGCGTACCGCGATTTGATATTGGTTGGCACTTTTACTTCTGCAACTACCGGCTATTTTGGCGTGCGTGTAAATAGCGATTCTGGTGCGAACTACTATTGGGTGCAATTTAATGCTGACGGATCAACGGCAGCTGGTAGTCAGTCAACAGGAGCAAGCTCCTACGGTCTAAATAACCGTTCGACCACTTCGACTACTGATGCTATGACGTGTGTTGTCAATATCTTGGATTACACAGCAACAGATAAACATAAAAACGCGCTGGTGCGAATTGGTCGTGCTGGTGGCAGCACCGAATTTAGTATGGGCCGTTGGGCTAATACTGCTGCTATTACTTCGGTTCAGGTTTATGGGGTAAGCACGGCTAACCTCGCTGCTGGTTCTACGTTTGCACTTTATGGGGTGTCTGCCTAATGGCTATGACTTTGATTAGCACTACTACCGTTGGTGCAGGTGGCGCAGCAGTCATAGACCTTACCGCTATCCCGAATACTTATACTGATCTTGTTTTGATGCTATCCCTGCGTAGTAACACAGCGCGAGCTTCGTCGGGTGGTTACGCTACTGTGCGTTTTAATGGCTCTTCGTCAACATATGCTCGCCGTATTCTGCTTGGTGATGGTTCTTCATCTGCTTCGGCTACTGACGCTAACGCGACTGTTCTAGTCAATCCGTCAGACGCTACGGCTAACACGTTCAATAATGCCGTTATTACAATTCCAAACTATGCCGGTTCGACTGCTAAATCTTTTTCTGTTGATGCTGTTAACGAAAACAACGCAACTACGGCAGATATGCAACTAATGGCGCAGTCTTGGTCTGGTACTTCCGCTATCACGCAGATTACTCTTACGCCTGGAGCGGGTAGTTTTGTTCAATATTCGGTCGCTAGCCTGTATGGAATTACTAAGGGTAGCGGCGGCGCAACCGTAAGCTAACAAGAAAGAAAACAAATGACTACACCTACAAAGATTGTCGTTGACTGCACTACTGGCGAACAGCAGGTTATCGAACTGACCGCTGACGAAATCGCACAACTTGAGGCGGATCGTGTCGCTGCCGAGGCGGCCCGTGCCGAACAGGAAGCCGCAGACCAGGCTAAGGCGGCCGCTAAAGCATCTGCTGAAGCAAAGCTAGCCGGGCTAGGTCTAACCGTTGAAGAAGTCGCTGCGCTTCTAAAGTAAACTAGTATTGCCGCTACGCACGGCGTGATTTAGAAAGAGTATCCCCGTGCCTGATAACGCTGACAAACTACTACTTCAGATTGTTGCTGACCTTGCCGAAATTAAAGCAACGGTTAAAAACTATGCTGACCTTGAGTTGCGTGTTCGTGATCTTGAAAAAGCCCGGTGGTCTAGTGCGTGGCTGACTGGTATTTTGTCGGCTGCTGTTTCGTCTGGTGTTGTTGCTTTGATTATGAAAGTGTTGGTGGCATAAAGTGGCTGAGTATTTTGACCCGTTTAAGGGTAATCGTGGTGACGAGCTGGGCAACATGGCTTCGTACCGTAAGCATCCTCACCGTGGTAGCGACTGGGGTGCAAAAAAGGCTATTGAGAATAAGCCGATTGTTGCTATTACTACTGGCCGTGTCAAGAAGGTGTTTTGGTCTGACGTTCTCGGTCATTGTCTAGTACAGGGATCGGCTGACGGTTTCAACTGGTTGTATGCCCACCTTGCCGCTAAGCCTTCGTGGGAGGTTGGCAGTATGTTGGTTGGCGGCCAGCAGGTTGTAGGTAAGGTTGGTGGCGGTAAGAATACGCCTAGCGGTACTGCTTCGACCGGTGCACACCTACATATGGCTGGCTGTAAGGCTACTGACGGTGTTGATGTTCACCTTGTTGGCTATGAAAAGCTGGTGGATGTTCATAAGCATATTGACGCTAACCGCCCGAAAATTGTTGCGACTGGCGCGAACAGCGAGGGCGCACGTGGTTAAGATACGTAAGATTGCGCGTATCGTCGGTGAAATCGCGTGGCGTTCTTTTGGGTTGGGTCTTGTGGCTTTCCCTGGTGGTGCTGTGGCAGGTACTCTTATTCCTGGCGGTGACGCTATTAGCGGTGGCTGGATTGCGTTTGTCTCTACTTTTGTCATTGTCTGCACGGTGCTTGGTATCGCTATTGCTACTACGGGCAAAGTTACTGAAACAGACATTAACACCGCGTTCTCGCAAGCGGTACAGAAGGCGATGGAAAAGGATAAGAAAAACTAGCGGATAGGCCGCCGGTTTTTCAGTAGCTCTTTTCTTTCTTCTGGGGTTGTGCCAGCCCAGATCCCGTATTCTTCTCGTGCTTCTAGCGCATAGTCTAGGCACGCGGTTGCGAATGGGCAGTCTGCACAGACGCTTTTGGCTAGCATTTGTGTAATTTTTTGGGCGTATTCAAAGCCTTCCGCAAAAAACAATTCTGGGCGTGCTTCGCAGGGTGGTTTGTTTCCTGTTTCGCGAATTTGGTGGGATAGTGTCCGGTATTTCATGGCGGCACGATCTGTAACGAACATGGTTCTCCTTTATTGTCGGTGCTGGTAGTTAGCCTAGACGAGTTGAAAGGATTTTGTATGGACTTTTGGGATATTGAAAAAACTAGCGTGGCCAAGTTGTTGGGTGTGTTTGAGTCTGGCTCGGCGGAGTGGCACGCGGCTCGTGGCGGTCATGTGGTGACTGGTTCAACTATTGGCGCGGTGATGGGCTGTAATCCTTGGGAGTCGGCTGTTACGCGCTTCTATAAGGCTGCAGGGCGTGTGTCTGACCATGTTGAACCGAATGTGTCTATGCGTATTGGGTCGTTGATTGAACAGCCGCTACTGGATTTGTTCCAGGAGCAGCATCCTGAACTTACCGTGTATAAAACAGGCACTTGGGTTAGCAAAGCGAACCCGGCGTTTCTGGCTAATCCTGACGCGATCTTTGTTGACGGTGACGGTGTGCCGGGCATTATTGAGGTGAAGTTTGCGCGGTCGTATTGGTCTGACGGTGTACCGCTTCACTATCAACTTCAGTTGAACTGGTATTTGGGGTTGTTGGGGTTCACTAAGGGCCGGTTTGTGGCTTTGGCTGGTTCGACGTGGACTGACTTGCCGTACGAGTTTGACCAGTTTTTGTTTGATACGCAGGTGGCTGCTGCGGAAGACTTTTTGGAGCGGTTGGCTGAGGATCGTGCGCCTGACTGGGATGGGGCAGCAAACACGCTGGAAACCGTACGCAAGTTGAATCCTGACATTGACGGTAGCGAGGTTGAGCTTGGCCCGTTAGCGGCCGAATACTTGGATTTGTGCCGTCAACAGTCTGAGATTGAATACGACTTGAACACGACAAAGGCGGAAATGCTTGCGTGGATGGGGTCGGCTAAGTATGGTTTGTATTCGGGGCAGCGTATTGTTGCCCGTCAAAGCAGGTCTGGCGGTACGCCTTACCTGGTGAATGTAAAGGAAAAGTAATGGCTGATAAAGCACCGAACATTTATGAAGTGGTGACGCGTCATAATGAAGCAATCTTGTCGCTGATGGAGGCGGTCAAGGCGTTGACGGGGATTCTTGAGGAACTGGTTGACGATGTGGCGAAGTTGAAAGGTGAAAAGTAATGGCTAACTTTAATCTCGCGGATTACGAAACCGTAGAGCAGCGTCACGCACGCGCTATCGAAGCTCACCCCGATCTACGCTGCGTTATCGTAAACCACACGACACCGGCAGACCGCGCTAACGGCGTTTGGGTTGTTGAAGCACGTGTTTATTTGAGCGATGCTGATCAGGCCGCTGACCTACCGAAAGCCGTTGACTGGGCTTTTGAGGTTGACGGTCAGGGTATGGCTAACAAAACTTCGGCTCTTGAGAACGCGGCTACGTCGGCTTTGGGTCGTGCGCTTCGTTGGGCTTTTGCTGGGTCTAAGGGTGCTAGCCGGGAAGAAATGGAAAAAGTTCAGCGCAACGTAACCCCTGTAAAGGTACGTGACTGGAACAGGGAACTTTCTGACCTGCTGTTTAATAAAGACGCTGACGGTATCCGTAAACTGTATGTGGCAGCCGTATCAGGCAAAGCTGATCCTGCCATGATTGAAAAGATTAAAGATGCCGGAATTAAAATCACCAACTGAACGCGTTTTGTGGGCGGCCATCCAGGAGCAGTCTGAACTTATTTTGGAGTTGTGTGCTTGGGATGAAGATAAGTGGATGGTTAGCCGGGCTATTGACTGGCGTGATGGTTTGATTAGGAAGCTTAATGGATGTGCTGACACCGGCGCAAGTGGTCGCTGAACAGAATAGGTTGATGGCGGAGGCCCAGAAGGGTATTCAGGCTTTGTATAAGGCTGAGATTGCGGTGGCCGAAGCTGACTTGGCGTATGAACGTGAACTGGCTTTGTCGTTTGTGAATAGTGATGGGTCTGTGGCTGATCGTCAGGCGGTTGCTAAGTTGCAAGCTGGTGAGAAGAAGTTGGCTTTGGATTTTGCTAAGGCTGAGTTGAATCGTGTGAAGGCTAAACTGCGTGCTAATGATTCGGCGCAGGTTGCTGTTTCGGTTATTGCCCGTCAGGTTGAGAATGAGTTCCGTCGTGGATAAGAAAAGTTTGAAGAAGTTGTTTGCGCGTGATGCTGGTTGCTGGCATTGTGGGGTCAATGATGAAACGCTTGTGCCGCACCATCGCTTGAATCGGGGTATGGGCGGTAGCCCTAGTCGTGACACGTTGGCTAACGTTATTTTGATTTGTAGCCGCTATAACGGTCAGGTTGAGGATTCTAGTTTTTGGGCTGATCGTGCTAGGTCGCATGGCCACAAGCTACGTATGGGCCAAGACCCGGCTAGCGTGCCGGTGTTTCATGTGCCTGAACAAACCTGGTATTTGTTAGACGATGCAGGGAATAAGCGACACGCTGAAACAGAATTGACTTGAACTAGTCGTTTCTGGTTTACTGGTTGCGGAAAGGGAAAAAATGACGCGTCTAAAAATAGGGTCGCTGTTTAGCGGCTATGGTGGCCTTGATCGGGCTGCCGAAAATGTGTTTGATGCCGATACTGTTTGGCATTGTGAATGGGATGATGCGCCGAGCAAGATTTTGGCGGCACGTTATCCGGGCGTACCAAATTACCGTGATGTTTCTAAAGTGGATTTCACGGCGTTAGAGCAAGTAGATATTTTGACTGGCGGTTTTCCTTGCCAGGATTTGAGTTTGGCTGGCAAAAGGGCTGGCTTGAAAGAGGGTACTAGAAGTGGACTTTGGAGCGAATTCGCGAGAGCAATTGACGAGCTACAACCCCGATTCGTTATTGCCGAGAACGTTAGAGGACTCCTCAGCGCAACAGCCCATAGCGATTTGGAATTCTGCCCGTGGTGTATGGGAGAAACTCATTCCGAACCTGCTTTGCGCGCACTTGGGGCTGTTCTCGGAAGTTTGGCCGACCTCGGGTATGATGCGCGATGGGTTGGTGTTCGGGCTGCCGATGCTGGCGCACCGCATAACCGGTTTAGGGTTTTCATCCTCGGTATCAGACGAGAACCTGTTGAGGAGTCCTAAAGCTTCTGAGGGTCAGGGCGGTGCGCTAGGTGAAGCTGAAGCGTTGAAGCGTGGTAATACTGTTGCTGTGCGTGATCCAATTATGGATTTGGTTGCCGGGCAAGGCCTTAAGGTTTCGCGTGTTAGCGACAATTTGCTGCCTACGCCTGTTGTGAACGATATGGGTGCAGGTAAAACCGTTGACGGTTGGGATGAATGGACTGCCAAAACTAAGGCTAAGCATCAAAACGGGAATGGTCATGGCCCTAGCCTAAATATTGAAATGCTACGGCTACAAGATCAGGCTGATATTCAACTGCTTATGACTCCTATGGCACAAGAAGGAATAAAAGCACCAGCCCAACAAACTAGCGAAGTCAAAGGTAAAACTGGTCAGGTATGGCTCTCTAACCAGGCTAAGGATATGGAACTGGCTTGGGGTAAGTTTGAGCCGGCTATACGCCGTTGGGAGGCTGTTCTCGGCCGCCCTGCCCCAGCCCCTACTAAACCTGATGGCAAGGATGGCGCACACCGTCTAAGCTCGGCGTTTACTGAATGGATGATGGGGCTGCCTGAGGGTTGGATTACTGGTGTCGGGTTGACTCGTAATGAAGAGTTAAAGGCTTGTGGTAATGGTGTTGTGCCTCAACAGGCTGAGTTGGCTTTGCGTATGCTGCTAGATGGCATAGATCTAGAACCAACTAGGGGGGGGCAAGTGATGTTGCCAACGCCAACGGTTAGTGACACATTCACTAGCAATCTAAAATCTTCTCAGCAAAAAGAAGGTTCGATGCACTCGGTCACGCTGCCGCAAGCAGTTGAGCGACTAAT